GTGGAGGTTGCTACTATTTCAGCAAATGGAGACCAGTACTTAGGAAACATGATTGCTGACGCATACAATAAAGTTGGGAAGAACGGAGTTGTAACAATGGACGACTCTGCAACAGGCGAAGATTATACTGAAATAACTAATGGTACAAGAATCAAAAGAGGGTACGGAACACCATTTAGTGTAAATAATCTTAGAAAAAAGACAGTAGAGTTTCAAAATCCACTTATTGTTATTAGTGATACTAAGATTGACATGCATGAAAGACTACACTTTGCATTTGAACAATCAATCAAACAAAAGCGCCCACTTCTAATTATAGCTGATTTAGATGATAGGGTAAAGCTATTTATAGCTCAAAACATAAATAAAAAGAATTTAACAGCTAATTTCTTCCAACCTGAAGGTATTGGTATCGGTAGGTTTGAATTATTGGAAGATTTAGCACTTATGACAGGTGCTAAGATTATTTCAGAGATGTCTGGTGATTCCATGCAAAATATAGACGCATCGTATCTTGGTACATGTAAGCAAATGATTTCAGACAGTAATGAAACGATTTTGGTGTTTGATGAGCAAGTCAACCCACAAAAAGACGAAATCATTGAATACCTCAACACAGAAATAAGAAAAACAAAGAATAAATCTATTAAATGGCATTTACAGGATAGATTATCAAAATTAGCAGGTGGTGTAGCAACCATCAAGCTTGCTGGTAATTCTGAAGTAGAGCTAAAAGAAAAGAAAGATAGAGTAGATGACTCCATCCATGCAACTAAAGCTGCGCTTGAACAGGGTATAGTTGCTGGTGGAGGGATTGCACTAATGAACGCATATAACAAAAAAATCGCGAAAAAACCTCCGCGAGGCCGTTCTGATTCTTTTTTAATAGGATATGGGGTCGTTTGGAGTTGTTTGCCTGTTGTGTTTCAGCGCATCATTGAGAACTCTGGACAAGATTACATTGAACTACTTGAGAAAGTAAAAAACTCAAACAAAGACATGGGGTTTGATGTAAAGAACAAAAAATTTGGTAATATGTTTAAAATGGGGATTATTGACCCTTTTAAGGTTACCAAGAACGCAGTTATGAATTCAGCATCAGTTGCTGGTATAATTCTAACAACATCATGCGTAATTTCAAATAAACGAATAAAAACAAACAAAAATTAAATATTATGAGTGAACATACACACGAAGCAATTTCAAATCAAATTTTCGAGGACTATAGGGAAGAAGTAAGAAAACTTCACAGTTCTATTGAGCTTTTAACAAGACATGGGTATACGGTGATTGACTTAGAGGGTGACGTAATAACGAAGTGGAATATCAATGATGAGAAAAAAAAGAACGTTAATTATAAAAGAGCACCTAAATTACCACAAACTCAATGAAAGCAGTAGGAGATTTTATCATTGTTGAAGACGGTGAGGTATACCAAAAAAACGAATTAGGTTTAATTATTAGCGATAAATCTGATTTAAACGTTAGATACATCATTGGAAAAGTCATTACAATAGGAGAACTTGTAAAAGAAGTGAAAGAAGGGATGGTTGTTTACTTTGATAAAGTAGCTGGTAGTGATATCAGAATCAAAGGAGAAAAATACAAGGCCATACGAGAAAGAGATGTGGTAGTGATGCTAGACGATGCTAATACCCCTATTTGATTACGAAAGACATAGAATCATCATGGAGTCCTCTTTTATATTTAAAGGGGCGGACTATCTGTTTTTTCCAGATGGTGTAGAGTACTATAGCCTTTACAGAACCACAAGAAAGATAAATTCATTTGCAGAGCTGGAATATATAGCTGAAAAGTTTATTTGGCTAAACCCAGAATTCAAATTATCAAAAATGAAACGATTTTTCTCTGTTTTGTCCGACAGAGGAAGTGGACACATTATAAGAACCTATGGTAATTCAAGAGTAGAAGATATGGTTGAAAGAGTACACCGTATCAAAAAAAAGCCATATTGTGCTAGATATAGAAAAATAATATTCAATCCATCAAAAATGTTTGACAGAAAAACTAAAATGAAAATTGTTGGACAGTTAATATCTGCAAAAGAAAAACCATCAGAAGATAGAATCAGCAGTGTTATTGAAGAACTTTGGTTTAAAAAAGAAAAGATTACAATTTCAAAGGTTGCAGAAGTTTTGGAAACGACCAGGCATTTAGTTAGGTGGTATTTTAAGGAAGATATACTAAAGTCTATTGCATCAGCAAACAAAGAGATAAGAAAAGAAAACATGATAGCAAAAGCAATAGAAGCTATAGATGTTTTAACTGAAGGCGGAAGTAAACTTAAAATGAGAAAACTAAAAGAAATAACATCAATCAGAGATTACTCCGTATTAAAACAAGCAATAGTTAATTATCAGAAGCTTGTCTAGAGTTCATTTTTTCTATTACATTCTTATAAACCTTATCCATGTAAGATTCTTTCTTAAACACAGGATTAGAGCGAGCTTCTTCTGATATCTTTTCTTCACCTAAAAGTTTTTTATATGTTATCAAACATATGGTTTTACCCAAATGTGTTAATTCAAACATTTTTGACAAAGCATACTTTTCTTTTCCAGGCCTCCACTCTTTTATCAAACCCTTTTTAATCATATCATAAAAACGCTTTTTATCCCAAGACATGGTGTTTCCGTAATAATTAAAGTCATCTTTTTTGAAATAAGGCATATCGTATAGATATAAAAGCATATCCAACTCCATTAAAGTTATATTGTATTTTCTTTTTATATAATACCTAACAACTCTATAGTATTTTAAAAAATTATAAGAACGAGACCTAGGCTGTCTTTTAATCTTTTTACTTTTTCCTCTTTTATAATATTTGACTTGCATTTGAATAATATAGGCAAAAATAATGAAAACAATTTTTACTTATCTTTGTTTCTATAAAATTAGAAGTTATGCCTAGACCAAAAATACCATCTTTTAGAAAGACTGGAAACCAATTCGCACAAAGAGATAATCAGGGGCGTGAAGTCGGTACTCCTTTTCAAAAAACAAGCGGCCCTTATGGATATGTGGCTAGCAGGTTTAAACTTTATGGAGGAGGAGGAAATATTGTAAATGCACCAGCTCCGCCATCAAATCAAAGAGTTTCTTCAAATCCATTTGCCACTGGCCATCAATATAACGATGGTAGTATCAGAAACATGAGACAACACTCTCAAATGAAAAACGCTATAAGCGGAAACGATAAGTTTTTCAAGTCAGCTGATAAAGGAGCTAAAGGAATTGACCAGATTCACACTACACTTACTAAAGGACTTACAAAAAGTGATTATCTTGAATATAAAGGAGATAAAAAACGTGACCACTTAGTAAAAAAGGCCTTTACAAAAGCAAGTAATTTAGAAGTCAAAAAGGCTAATAAAATCATGAAACTTGCAGAAAAGGGTGCTAGTACAGATAGAATAGCAAGAGTAGCTGAAAGATTTGATTCAAGAGTTGCAAGAAAAACAGCAAGACTGACAAAAAGAGCTGATAAAAAAGCAGCGAGAATGGACAGACGTGCTGCGAGAAGAGAAGATAGAGCTTTCAAAAAAGCAAACAAGATTATGAAGAAGAAAGTTAATCAAGCTCCAGGTTTTGTTAAAGAACAGCTTCCAGCAATGCTTAATAGATTTGACCAGGCACAAGGCAATCAAAAATTCAAATATGCTGATTCAGGAAGAATTAAGTATTCTGTAATGAACTATGGTGCTCACAAGGATACTGGTGATAAGCCAAAGCTTGCAATACATCAGCATTATTTAAGAAATAAGAAAAATGGCAAGTAAGCTTAAAAAAAGAAAAAAGGGTAATAAAATTTGCGCAGCTGGAATAGCATGGGCAAAAAGAACTTTTGATACCTATCCATCAGCATATGCTAATATGGCTGCAAGTAAGTATTGTAAAGACCCTAATTACGCTAAAGGAGCTAAAAAAAAGAAAAAATAATCATGCAACACTCACAATTAAAAAAAGTAGTTTCAGAATTAAAAAAAGCATCAGCGATGCATTTGAAGCAATCAAAAATTATTGACAAGCATATTAAGGATATGCAAAAAATGAATAAAAAGAAATGAAGCATAAAAAAAAGCTTTCTGCAAAGCAGATGAAAATTGCAAGGTTAGCACCACCTTTTAATAAAATAACAGGTGCAGATTTTAAAAAATTACGTAAAATTAAAAAAGGATAAGTTATGCCATACGGAAGCGCAACATACGGTTCAAAGCCTAAGAAAAAGGCAATGAAAAAGAAAAAAAAGAAAAAAAAGAAAAAATGATTTTGAAAGATAAAGAACTAAGGGGCTACATAGGTGCAGCAACAGTTTTTGTCTTAGTCATGGGGCTTTTGCTCTTTTTAGCTTTTTTTGAAATACCAGAAACCAACAACGATATTTTTAAAGTTATTGTTGGTATGCTAGTAGGTTCATTAAGTGTAGTGATTTACACTTTTATTGGAAAAAACCCAGAAGAGGTAGAATCACTAAAAGCTAAAAATGAAGCTTTAGAGGATAAAGTAAGCCAAATGGTTATTGAAAAAGACAAGCTGGAGCTATTACTAAGAGACCTTCAAACAGAAGTAATTGACAAATTAGCAATTACTGGAGAAACGTTTAAGTTCACAAGTTTTAAAAAGTAATGGGTGAATTAGCTAAATGGAGAAAAGAGAAGTGGGTTCGTATCGGTACTGACGGCTCTATACTTGGAGAGTGTGGTACTAGCAAGAACAAAAAGAATCCAGACAGATGTTTACCCTTAGCGAAAGCTAGAAGCATGTCAAAAGCTGAAAGAGCTAAGACGGCTAGAAAAAAGAAACGTGCAGGAGCAAAAGGTAAAACAGTTGTTGCTAACACAAAAGCAGGTAGGGTGACTAAAAAATATACAAAGAGATAAAAAATTATGGCAAGAATACATACATATCAAACTGACGGCACTATTAATCCAGAAGATATTGTTATTGGAAGTGATGGTGCAACTGGTGCGGATAATGCTACTAAAAACTATAGAATAAGCGCACTAGACTCTTATTTTTCATCAAGCCTTTCTTCAAGTGGGTCTTTTGATGGGTTTGGTAGTATAGTAGTTTCTGGTCAAAGTACAGTTGATGCAGCTGACCCAAATACTGCATTAACACTTGTCGCAGGAGCTAACGTCACTCTTTTAACAGACGCAAGCACAAACTCTATAACTATTGCGTCATCTGGTAGTGGTGGTAGTGGTGGAACAGGAACTGTTACATCAGTAACTTCTGCAGACACAAACAAATTAACAGTCGCACAAACAACTACAGCTCCAATAATCACTGTGGTTGCAGGTAGTGTAGCATCAGGAAACACAGGGCTTGTAACTGGTGGAGATGTATTTACATATATTGGAAACCAAAACTTTGTTACAAGTGCCGTTACAGCTGTTACAGCAACAGCTCCAGTCCTTTCTTCAGGAGGAGCAACACCTGTAATATCACTACAAAATTCAGGTGTAACAGCAGGAAGTTATACAAATGCAAACATTACAGTAGATGCGTTAGGAAGAGTCACGGCTGCAGCAAACGGAAGTGCTGGTTCGGGGTCTGGTACAGTGAGCATTACAACTAATGCTCCCCTGTCAGGTGGAGCTAGTAACGCTAGCAGCTTTACTTTAGGTATTACACAAGCTTCAGCAAGTTCTAATGGATTTTTATCCTCAACAGACTGGAGTACTTTTAATAGTAAAGTAAGCAATGTTACTACTAACATATCAATAACCCATAACTCCTCAAATGTTGTAGTTAATTCATCAGATGGTGCAAACGGAACTATAAATGTAGCCACCGCTTCATCAGCAGGTGTTATGAGTGCAGCTGATAAAGTAAAATTGACTTCCCTGCCGAGTTCCCCAATTACAGCAGTTGATGAAGTTGCACCTGGAACATCTTCAGGAACTCCAATTGATGTAACAACATCAAATAACAGCGTTTCTGTTAAATCAATGGCATACAATGGAACATCAAACGTTGGTCACGTACCTGCTGGTGGTTCAAACACAACTTTTTTAAGAGGAGATGGTACATGGCAAGTTCCAACAAATACATCAGGTGGTACAGTTACAGGCGTAACCTCTGCTACTACAGGTCAAATTACAGTATCACAAGCCTCACCAGCACCAGCATTAAGCATTGTAACAGGTGCGCCAGCAGATAATGGAACAGCTTTAGCTACAGGAGACCAAATTTATGATTTTGTAACAGGTCAAGGTTATATCGCAGCAACAGCTGGAGCTGGACAAACTGCAGTTTCAGGTATTGAAACGGTAACACAAGCACAATATGATGCTCTCACTAAAGACGCATCTAAACTTTATATTATTGTATAATGGCTGATTTTAGAATTGGAAGCTCAATACCAGCTGAAGGAAAAATAAAACTAGGCACTTCTAATGTGGTAAAAATATATAAAGGGTCTACATTGTTGTGGCCTAACCTTCCAACAAATTCAGTAATAATTCCTTGTTCAGCACGAATATGGACAACAGTAAATTCATCAGAAACATCAGGAACAGTCAGCGGTTCTGCAGTTACAATACCAATTGTACAAACTGCTTCACAAGCAATTGCAAAAAATAATGCAAGTGAATATGCTGCTGCATATTTCAATTTCGACTCAAGCAATTCACACATGGGTCTTTTTTATAATGAGTGGGCTGCTCAAGTAGTAAACCCTCCATCAGGATTCAGAAAACCAACAGAAACCGACTGGCAATCTGTTTTTAGCGATAATTGTCTAAGTAGTACTGATAAAATAAATCCGAGAAGGTTTAATATTCATTCCAGTGCATTAACATCAGCTAATGGATATGACACAAGTACTTCAAGTCCACACCCTAGTGGGAATGTGAATTTTACCGTGTCAGACCATACTAACGCTAATCAAAGTGGATTAAATATTCAGGTTTTTGGAAGAGGACAGGATACGAATAATGGTGGTTTTATTTGGGTAGGACCTGGTCAATTCAATGACCAACAAGCTGCAAATTTTTGGATGTTTGCAAATGACAATAATGTTCTTAAAGTTAATGCTGGTACACAAAACCGTACTGTATATTATTATGTAAATTTTAGTAATCAAGCATCAAAAAGGTATATGAAATATGCCCCTATGGAATTTTCACCAGGCACTAATGACGTTTATGTACCAATTAGATTTTGTAAAGACAATTAATTATGGCAGATAAAAGTAAAATGCCTTGTAATAAACCAAGGCCATCAGACAGAGCAGGAAAGAAAAAAATGGTTAAAGCCTGTGAAGGCGGTAAAGAAAAGCTAATTCATTTTGGCGCAAAGGGTTATGGTCATAATTATTCTGATGCAGCAAGAAAATCCTTTAAGGCAAGACATAAATGTTCAACAGCTAAAAGTAAATTAACAGCTAGATACTGGGCTTGTAAAACTTTATGGGCAGGAAAAGGTGGAAGTAAAAAAAGTAGTCCGAAAGGAAGAAGAGGTAAATATTAAGATATGAGTGATTTGTTTGGAATAGAGTTGCCTAATAATAAAGATAAAAGGCAAAACATCAAAAATTTAAGAAGACAACGAAGACAAGATTTGAAGAATGCTTCTTCTCGTGAAGAAAAGCAAGCTATCAGACAAAATACTCGTAGTGCTATCAGAGAACAAAGGGGAGGGAGAACTCAACTTACCGAACTTATTTCTGATGTTAAAAATGTAAAAGAACAAATCGAAGACAAAACAATAAACACTAATTTAGGTAGAATTGTAAAAGCAGGATTAGGTCTTGCAAAAAATGTTTCTAGAGGAAATATTGAAGGTATAGTCAAAGACGCACAAAAGGTTTACAACATAGGTGGAAAGATTATAAATCCAGATAAAGCAACTGCAAACGTCACTAATATATTAAAAGATGATGGGTGCAATTGCCCTCAAAATACTTAACAATAATTTATTAAATTTGTAAAAAAGAAAAATGGGAAAGTTTTTTGTAAAAATAGGTAATTGGATTTCAGCATTTTGGTGTAAGCTACAATGCAAGTGGAATAGTATTTTAGTAAAGTTAACGGTAGACGTTGATTCTTGTCCAAACAAACTTTGTAAGTGTAAAAAATAATGGATAAAGGATTAGGAGATACTATAGAAAGAGTTACAAAAGCTACAGGCGTAAAAAAAGTAGTTGAAACTATTTCAAAAAAAATGGGGAAACCATGTGGATGTAGTGAGCGAAGAGATTCACTTAACAGAATGTTTCCTTACAAATAAAGGAAACTATGTTAAGCAGAACCGCAAAGTATTACAGAGACAACCCAAAAGCTAGGAAAAAACATAGAAAAACTAGCGCAAAAGCACAGAAGAAAAAAGAAGCTGTGCGAAAAAGAATTGAATGTAATTTATTTAATAGAAAAAACAAGAAATCACGAAAAGGTGATAAGTTGGATTGTTCTCACAGAGGCAGTAGATTAGTTTTAGAAAGTCAAAAAGCTAATAGAGCTAGAGGTGGGGGAAAAAAGAAATAAATTATGGGCAACGGTAACGGAAAAAAATACAGATTTAGTAGCAACGGCAAAAGTCAAACTCCATTTTTAAACAAATACAAAGCAAGAGTAAATGCTTTGAAAGAAAGCGGTCACAATATAACTGCACAGGATACAGTTATCTTTTCACCTGACTACAATACCCATAAGTCAAACGTTACAAACTTCACAGGCAATTTTGAAGACGCCTTCCCCATAAAAAACGCTATGTTTCAAAAAGAAACTACTAGTAGTGACGGAAAGAAAACTTCCAGTCTTTTGTCTTCAGAGTATTTTAGTATCATTAACAAAAATAAAGGTAAATAAAATGGCAACTGAAGTATCAGAAAACACTAAACTCACTCTAGATTTAAAAACTCTCGGTCTTGTAGTAGGCTTTACAATATCTTTAGCAACTATGTATTTCACATTAAAAAGCGAAATAGCTTTAGCCATGACAGAACCAAAACCTGAAGTCAGCTCCATAGAGTTTCAGTATAAAGATGAATTAGTTAGAAGCACTATCGAAAAGATAGATTTAGATGTCACTACTGTAAAAGGAGATGTTTCAGAAATAAAAGAATCCTTAGCTAAGATGGAAGAGAGATTGTATGAAATTAGCAAAACAAGATGAAAGCTTTAAAATATATTGTCTTTTTTTTGACATTAGCTACAGGCTATAGCCAGAACTTTAAAGATGATATATCAGTAGTTCAATTTAGTGCCCCATTCACAAAAGATTCAGAAATTTCTTTAAAAAAATTCAGAGACCATAATGTTTATACCTTTTATATTACTGATAAGAAAGAGACTTTTGAAAAAGAGAAAATAAAATATTTACCTACAATTATTTTGTACCATAATGGCGATGAAATCATGAGAGTTGAGAGCGGAATATCCCTCAAGCTGCCAGATGATTGTGAACAAAAAATACTTGAAGAAATAGAAGAAATCATCGGAAACAAATTTTAACCTCATGAAACAATTATTATACCTACTTATTTTTTTATTACCAATAACTTCAAATGGTCAAAACTTTTTCAAAGACCTGTATAAGGACTTTTTAAAATATGGTACCGTATATGCAGCTGGTAATGTTGGAAATGCAAAAATGGAATCAAAGGAGTATTTCATTAGAACAAATCCAGACAACCTCTACGAAGTTCCAACAGTTATAGATGAAACAGTATATCATCCTCATGACTATAGGTTTGGTGTTGGTATTAGAAAAATAGCAAGATTCGACTACGAAATAAAAGGAGCTAACTTTTATAATGGTATAGGAGAAGATGAGAATACAATGGCTTTGTCTGCGCCAACTGCAGCCGTCAAGGGTCTTGAGTATTTATTGCATTGGGAAAAACAAAGAGTAAACGGAGATGAATTTGATAACCAAAGGCTTTTTGTTAGACACACAGGAAAATATCATATTATAAAGTTTGAAAGCAGAGAGTCAGGTAATGTAGGATTTGAATATAAATCTGGTGAAATTAGAGGAAGATTACCCATAGGTAAAAAGTTTAGTATTTCAGTGGGCGCAATCTGGAGAACTCATCAGCAACCTTATGGATATAACCCAATCGAAATATGGCTTAACGAAACAGAATTTATTGATAATGGACAGGGTGGTCAAATAGAAGTTCCTGTAAATAATTGGTGGGAATTAGGATATCTATACGGATATGATGACATATATTACCAGTCTCAAGATGAATTTGGAAACCAAACATATGATTGGTATTGGATAGATGAAGGTGGGGAAATAGTTGCTTATTCGGATATTCAATTTAGAGACGATGTTTATTTTGAGTTAATGAATAGGTTTAATAAAGAAAGATGGGCAGAGCTAGACCCTTTTGCGGAGATAGCACCCATAGTTGGATTTGACTTCTATCACTACAAAAGAAACTTTTGGTTACATGCATATGGAAACTGGATACTACCACATCACAAATATGTAGCAGGTAACGAAGACTTTAGTTATCTACATAGAAATAGCTGGGGTAAAGGTGGACACAATGATATGCTTGGAGGAGAGCAATGGGATGACTATCAAGCAGGGGTTATGTTTGGTTGGAAGGTAGGAAGAAAGCTTGGAATATTTATTGAAGGTGAATACACTCAATTTTGGGATAGTAAGATATATGCTACTAACTTTGGAATAAACGTACAACTATAATATAATGACTGATAAAATATCAAAAAACATATCTTATAAAGAATCAATACACTCACAAACAGCAAAAAGAAAAGGAATAGAAAACACGCCTAATGAAGAACAGTTGGCAAGTATGTTTACTATAGCTGAAATGATTTTTCAACCTTTAAGAGCGTGGGTAGGAGGACCAATAAAAATAAATTCTTTCTTCAGGTCTCCAGAATTAAATCGTGCTATTGGAGGAAGTAAAACCAGCCAGCATTGTAAAGGTCAAGCGATGGATTTAGATGACGTATATGGACACAAAACAAATGCTGAAATGTATATGTATATAAAAGAAAATCTAGATTTCGACCAATTAATATGGGAGTTTGGAGACGATAAAAATCCAAACTGGATTCATGTTTCATATGTAGATGCGCAAAAAAATAGAAACAGGTGTTTGAAAGCTTATAAGGATAATGGTAAAACAAAATATGCAGTAATATGAGCAATAAAAAGAAATTCAAGGACACGAAGGTTGGCAAATTTTTAAGTAAAGCAGCACCAGGTATTTTAGGTACAGTTGGTGATGTGTTGCCTGACAACGGTGTTTTAGGTGTTGTAAAGAACTTAATATCAAAAGATGACTCTTTACCTCCAGAAGATAAAGAAAAAGCAATGAAGCTTTTGGAAATGGATATAATTGAAATGCAAGAGGTTTCTAAGAGATGGGATTCAGACATGAAATCAGATTCATGGTTGTCGAAAAACACAAGACCGATGAGTCTTATATTTTTAACTATATCAATGGTACTTTTAATAATACTAGATAGTTTTGAATGGAGTTTTCAAGTGTCAGCTGGATGGGTAGATTTACTTCAGACACTTCTTGTTACCGTCTATGTAGCCTACTTCGGAAGTCGTGGGGCAGAAAAGTTCCAAAGCATCAAAAATAAATAATGGCAAAAATAATATTTCGCCCTTACGTAGAGAAAAAAAGAAAGAAAAGACCAGGAGTTCATTCTAAGACTAAAACGTCTAAATGCAAGGGCTCTAAAAATTATTTAAAACTATACAGGGGTCAGGGTAGATAATTATACTCTTTAAAATATTATCTTTGCATTAAAAGAATAATATGGCCAGAATAAGCACTTATGCACTTGATACCGATATAACTACTAATGATAAAGTTATAGGTACAGACTCTGCTGGTACTATCACTAAGAATTACAAGGTATCTGATTTATTTGGGTTTCTAAATAAAAGCGGAGTAGTACAAGGGCATGGCTCTAGATACACTTATGTTAGGCCATCTGGAAAAACCATTACTTATGGATATTTTGAATCTGCTGTAGACCAAGGAGCTACTGTAGCTTTTTCAGCTTTGTCGAATATAAAAATACACAGGAATACTTTAGCAGACCAAAATATAGACGTTAGCGATTTTTATGAAGCAATTGAAACAAGTATGGTTTTAATTAAACAAGCAGACGACACTTCTAATTTTGGTGTTTATGTTTGGAATTCCTCTACGCAAAATTCTTCTGACACAAGTCTTTATGATATAAACCTTACTTATAAAGGGGGTAGTGGTAGTCTAGAAGTTGAAAAGGATTATTTATTATCTTTGTTGGTGTTTAGGGTTGATGATTTTGATAAGCACAAAGCAGTGCCACAACCAACTCCATCAGCAACATGGTCAATGGAACATGGCTTAAACAAAAAACCTAGTGTCACTGTTGTTGATGCTAATGATAATAAAGTTATTGGAAAAGTAGAGTATGACGACTCAAACAACGTTACAATAAAATTTGCACTTCCTGTTTCAGGAATTGCATATTTTAACTAAAAATATTAAGAATGGCTATAAAATTTTTACACAACATATCTCTAGAAAATCTAGAACTCAAAAATGCAAAGATAGATGTTGTAACATCAGACCCTGTACTTGCAGGTTCAGACTACGAGGGTAGACTTATTTATAATTCAGCTGATAATGCAATAAAGTTTCACAATGGAGCAAACACCAACTATTGGGTTACATTAGATGGTTCAGGTGATATTTCGTCTGTAACAGTCAATGCAGGAACAGGATTAGAAGTTGAAGCTGGCTCTGCAACATCATCTTCAGGAGCGTTTTCTGTTACATTAGGGTTAACAGACCTTATTACAGCAGGAACACATGGTTCGTCAAGTGCTGTTCCAAGAATCACAGTAGATGCACAAGGTAGAATAACAGCCATTACAACACAATCTATCTCATCGTATTCAGGATGGACTATTAGTGACGGAAGCAACACACAAGCCATTGCTTCAGGAAATACATTAACTGTAACTGCAACAGACGAAATAGAAGGGACGGTTTCAGCAACTGACACATTAACTATAGGTCACGCAGATGTTTCTAGAAGTAATACAACTTCAACCGCTTCTCCATCATATGGTGGTACATTTACAGCTATTGATAGCATAACATCGAATGCAAGAGGTCACATTACTGCAGTAAACACAAAAACAGTTACAATACCAGCATCTGACAATGTCAATACAACATATGATTTAAAAGTTGCAGCTGGTGCGGCAAATACGGCAATCTTACAATTAGACGCAAGTGCTGGAGATGATGATGCTGTAACGTTTACAGGAGATGATGATGCAATTACAATTACAGAAACCACAACAGTAGGTTCAGAAGCAATCATATTCACTCTTAACGATACTATTGGTGGCGCAAGAACATTTAGTGGGAACATAACAATTTCTGGAGACCTTACTGTAAATGGAAGTACCACAACTATTGACACTACCAATTTAACAATTGAAGATAATATAATAGTACTTAATAAAAATCAAACAGGTTCTCCAGCAAGTTCATTATTGTCTGGTATTGAGGTTGAAAGAGGTAATTCTAACAACGTTTTACTAAACTTTAAAGAAGATGGTGACAGATGGCAGTTTACTAATAACGGTTCAACATATTACAATATTCCAATAACAGGTGAATACAACCCAACAATTGGAACAGATGATGATATAACAACATCAGGAGCAACAGTTATTGACGATATAACTTTAACTGATGGTGTAATTACAGCGGCGTCTACAAGAACATTAACTCTTGCAGATTTAGGTGGAGCTGATAATTATGTCGGATGGAACTTAAAATTAGATGGAAGTAATACTGCAGGTGGCTCGTCTGTAGCAAGTGCTGAAACGGTAGAATTTTTAAGTACAACCTCCGAGCATGGTGGGGTAACAATAACAAACCCTTCACTCAATAAATTAGAATTTAATGTTGTTCAAGGGTCAACAACAAAAAGAGGAGTTCTTGAATTAGCAACAAACTCGGAATGTACAACTGGTACAGATACTGCTAGAGCTGTTACACCAGCAGGACTAAAAGCGCATGTAGATAATCAATTAGCTGCTACAGGTTTTGCTGTAAATTTAGATGCTAATGAGGGGGCTGTGACAAAATCAAGTAATACGTACACAGTTACACATGGTCTTGCGTCGTTTGATGTTATTGTTCAAGTAGTCGATATATCAGCTGGGACACCAACATATGATACAGTCTTATGTGATATCACAAGACCAACAAACGGTACAGTTAAAGTTGCATTTGCTAGTTCAGTAACAGACGATGATTATAGAGTCCTGATACAGAAAGTAATGTAATTAAAATGAAATGGCGATTAAAGTATTATCAACCACAGACATTCTTGGGGCTACATTCGAGACAGGCTCACCAAGGTTAACTGTTGGAGCACCTGCGGAGGTATCTCAACTTAATTTTCAATATTCTACTAACTTTGTTTTTACTTCATATAATAACCAGCTTTTTCTACAAACTGGAAACAATGGAGTGATGACAGTAGGAGCGCCAACTGGGGGCAATACTTCAAACTTAGTTGTTCAAGGTTACGTAGATGCAAAAAACTTTAAGATAAATGGAGCACAAGGTTCAGACGGACAAGTATTAACGTCTACTGGTTCTGGTGTTGCTTGGGAAAGTGTTTCTACAAGTGGAGGTGATATTACTGCAGTTGTTGCAGGTGCTGGCTTACACGGTGGCTCAACAAGTGGTAGCGCTACTTTGAATTTAGATATAGACGGCACAAACAACTATATCGAAATGAATAATGCCTACACTCCTGCTTCAGGAGATTTTATTCCTTTTAGTGATATAGCAGATGGCACAGGAAATGGAGATAATAATGTTGTTAGAAAAACAACGTTTAGTAATTTTCCTCAAACCACAATGCCTAGCATAAAATTGACTTCTATAGCTGGCTCTTCTCCTAACACATCAGGAAGTGCAGTTACTGTTCCTCTAGTTAACTCAAGTACAGGTGTTATTCAATCTTGGGCTTCTTTAAACAGAACATATAATGGTGTTTTAACTGTTACTGGTTCAAGTGGATTGACTGGTTCTGGAACTTTCGGAGCTAACCAAAGTAGTAATACTACAATAACCTTATCACACTCTGACACATCATCTCAAAGTTCTGTAAATAATAGTAGCGGTACAGTTATACAAGATGTAACATTAGACACGTATGGACATGTAACATCTTTAGGTTCTGTAAATCTAGACAGCAGATACTTTACAGAATCTGAATCTGATAATAGATACGTGTTAAAAGCTGGTGGTACATTTGAAGGAGATGTAACCGTAGAAGGAAGATTACAGGCAGATGATGGTTTTTCAAGTGATGGCGCTAATGCTTTTCACAGTTGGAGGGCTTTACAAAATACAACATCCTCTAGTAATCAATATTATAGAATAGCTAGAATTAGCGGAAGCCAATCGTCAAGGTTTATAATTGAAATAGCAGGTAGAAGTACATCTTATGGTGATAATGCTTTGCCAGCTTTTGGTAAAATTGTTGGTCAATTAAATAATGACAATAATTACGATATAGTTTATTATAATGCTAGTGCCACAGATGAAGTTGTTGACGAAGTAGGACAAGTAGATGTTGGTACAAGTGCTACAGATATATATGTTAGAGTTGGTCAATTTGCAGAATTAACTGCTACAGCTCATATAAGTGATGGTAGTATATCACCATATGATTCAAATAGTGGCAGTACATCAGCACCTACTGGCTATGTTCAAGCTACTGAATATAAATTATGGAACACTGGTAATGATGGTTCAGGTTCAGGTCTAGATGCTGATACTTTAGATGGTCAACACGCATCTGCCTTCCTTACAGCTCACCCAAATATTTCTGCAGCAAGTAGTTCAAATAATAGTGGAAATACATTTATTCAAGATATAACACTAGATTCTAATGGACATGTCACTGGTCTTGCGACAGGTTCAGCGTCTGGTTTTTTAACATCAGAATCAGATACATTAGCTACTGTTACTGGAAGAGGCGCTTCTACATCAACATCTACAACATTTAGTGGTGGTTTAGTTGCTTCAGGAGGTATATCAGGCTTGACACTCACTAATGGTATATCAGGAAGTAATTTTAATATAAGTGGAGTTAATCAATTATCAATAAACGACCCAGGAGAAGGTATTGTTTTTGGTGGTGGCTCATCAGGTAATATTACTTTAACTGTAGTAGATGATGCGTCTGATAATATATTAAGGGTAAGTGGTACTGGAGCTACATTGCAAGTGGGTACTAATAGAGTGTTAACAACAGCAGATGAAGGTTCAGGAAATGGCCTAGACGCTGATACTCTTGATGGTAATCATGCTTCTGCTTTCTTAACAGCACATCCAAATATTTCTGCTGCTAGTTCTTCAAACAACTCTGGAAGAACTTATATACAAGATATTACTCTTGATAGTAATGGTCACGTAACAGGTATTGCAACAGCAACTGAAACCGTAACAGCACCAACTGTAAACAACGGCACATTAACAGTTCAAGGAACTGGCGCACTAGGAGGCAGTGGTACATTTACCGCCAACCAAAGTGGTAATACCACAATTAGTATATCACATGACGACACATCGAGCCAGAGCTCTATTAACAACAGTAGTGGTACGGTTATACAAGATGTTACTTTAGATGGATACGGACACGTTACATCACTGGGTTCTGTGAACTTAGATGGCAGGTATTATACAGAGTCTGAAATGCAAACCTTTTTTGATAGAGGTTATATAGAAAGCCATTCTGCTAGTAACCTTGCGGTTGGTTGGTATACAATTGCAACAAATACTGGGGATAGGGCATTAGGAGAGTTTCAAATATGGGATACTGCAAGTGGTGACCATCAATCTGTATTATTTAATGCAAGCCATCACTTTGGTACTAATAGTTCAAATGATATTACTGTTTTAGCGAATTCAAGATACAGTGGTACAAACTTTAGATATATAAGAATAAAAGAAAATAGTACTTATGATGGTGCTGCTTTACAAGTATATGTTGACGCTACCAGTAACGCTGTTTACGTTGCCATTGTTGGTGGTAATGCTCAACAATCAGGATGGGTTATTAAAGATTGGGTTGCTGATGCAACTGACCCAGGAGATGTTTCTAGTTGGTCAAGCTTTTCAGAGTCTTGTAGAGTAGATTTAGACAATGTTATCAACGGCGGTATGATTAGTACTGGCGAAATGTATCTTGGCGGAACTACAACTCAATATAAAGCATTTCACGATAATTATCACCCTAACGCAGACAAACTTACAACAGCAAGAACAATCGCTGGGACAAGTTTTGATGGTACTGCAAACATTAGTATCAGCTACAACAACTTAACTAATAAACCAACAATACCAACTGTAAACAACGGAACTCTTACAGTACAAGGCACAGGAGCTTTAGGTGGTTCAGGAACTTTCACAGCAAATCAATCTAGTAATACAACAATATCAATATCTCATGACGATACCTCTAGCCAGAGCTCTGTAAATAATTCAGGTAATACTGTAATTCAAGATGTAACTCTTGATGGGTATGGTCACGTTACTGGATTAACTTCAAAAACTTTAAGTATACCATCAGCACTGACTGAATCTTCTAGTGGAAATAGATATGGAGTAAATGCATTTATAGGAAGTGATGGTGTTATGGAAGTTGGTAGATATATTGATTTTCATACCAGTGACGGAAGCACATCTGATTATGCACACAGATTAACTGTAACAGGCTCCACGCTTTATCATAGCGCAGGTATTTCTGGAACATCTGCTTCTTTTAGTAGCACTTGTGATTTTAATGCAACCACAAGGTTTAATTTTAGCTCTGGAAATAGAGGTTCTCAATTTGAGACAGCTTCAGATGCAATACAAACTCTAAGGTGTGATTCTGACAGATTTAGATTTTACATGGGGTCTGAAAGATTTACTATTACTAATACTGGTAGAGTAGGTATAAATGACAGTACACCTGATTATACTTTAGATGTAAGTGGAAATGTAAGTAACACATCTATATATGCTTCACACGATATTGTAGCGTATTCTGATATAAGAGTTAAGAAAGACATTGAGACAATACCTGATGCACTAGATAAAGTAAATAAACTTAGAGGTGTTACATACAAAAGAACAGATGAGGGCTCAACTGACAAAACTATGATGGGAGTTATTGCTCAAGAGGTGGAGGAAGTTATACCTGAAGTTGTTACAACAAAAGAATCAGATGGACACAAGGCTGTTGCATATGGTAACATGGTTGGAGTATTAATTGAAGCTGTAAAAGAACTAACTGAAAAAGTTCGTATCTTAGAGGAAAAATTAAAAGATAAATAAACTATGGCAACAACATACACTTTCGATATACAAAAACTTGAAGGAGCACCTACTTTAAATGGTAAAGAAAAGGTGGTTTGTGGTGTATTATATAAACTCAAGGGAGTTGCAGATGATGGAACTGAAGCTGAAGTTTTAGCTTTTCTAGATGTTCAATATGATGAAAATAATTTTATTGAGTTTGATGATTTAACAGAAAGCGATGTAAAGGGATGGGTTACTGCAGCTTCTGACGAATTCAATGCATACAAAACACATATAGATACGCAAATAACAGAACTTCAAGTACCAAAGAGAGAAGACTTACCTAAACCTTGGTAACATGGCGGTACCTTCAAGCGGCTCTTTATCACTGTTTGGTATAGCTAAAGAGCTAGAAATTTCTAACTATAATAATACTATTCCCCAACCAATTGGAAGTGGAACCACCTACGCTACCTTTTATGCTATGCCAATATCTTTAAAAAACATGAGTACAGGTGCAGGTGGATTTGATTCTATAAATACAGCGAACTCAAGCTCCAATAGACCTGACGGTTCAACACCACACTCTATGGGGGAGTTTTATGCTTATGACCATGATTTAACAACGGCCTTAGCTTCTGGTACTATAACTACAGGCGTAGATAACATATACAGTTCTTTCTTTTATGGTTATGGTAGTAGTTTTTTCCCTAACATGGGAAGTATAAGTTCTAGTTTAGGCTCTAGTACATTTGGCACAATTACCGCTTTGTATTGGCAGAATAGTAATTATTTAAACATTGTTTTTAGTGGTTCAAGACCAACGTTTAGTGGTTTGTCTATAAATGGACAATCTCAAGGAGGCTCTAGTACATTCACAGCGTCTGGTAGTCTTTCATGGAGAAAATACACAACATCTAATCCATTTGGTACAAGTTCTGGCTCTACAGTGTCTGTTGTGTTTACTTAATAAACAATTTTTGTTTATATTTGTATAATAAAATTTAATATTTAATAAAATGGCAAAAAAACCTATAATAATAGAAAAAGAAGCACTTGAAACTTTAAAAAGGTTGAGAGGAGCACAGCAAAATCTTCAACTTGAAGTTGGGGGGATTGAAGCACACAAATCAAAATTATTAGGAGAATTCCATAAGGTAACAGCAGAGCTTACAGGAGCAATGGTTTCTTTAGAAGAAAAACACGGAAAAGGCACTGTAAATCTTGATTCAGGGGAGTTCACTTTAGAAGAACCTCCAAAAGATGCAAATTCGTAAAATATCAATAGGAGCTGATTATAAATCTAGCGCCATGCATTACATTGTTGGGCAAGAGGTTTTAGGTGGCAGCTATACAATAAGTTTGATAGATTATAAAAAAGAATCTGATTCTTATCTTGTATATGTTCAGAAAGATGATGAAGTGTTCGCGTGGAAAGAGTTTAATAAAAATATACCAGTTTCTATAGAGTTTAATATAAACTTCTAATGAAATCTCCTTTTTTCTTTCTTATTAAACCGAAAGGAGAGCATTATAAAAACAAAATTACCTTAGCAGGTAAAGAAATTATAGTCAATTCTACGGTTGAAAACCATAAACATGTAAATCGGTTTGCGGAAGTTTTACATGTCCCTTCAAAATATAAAGGAGATATAAAGGTTGGTGACACTTTGATAGTGCATCACAATGTCTTTCGTATTTATTACGATATGAAAGGAAGGCCAAGAAAGTCTCCAAACTATTTCAAAGACAATATATATTTTATTGACCCTTATCAGTTTTATCTTTTTCATGATGGAGAAAGATGGAACTCGGTAGGGGATTATTGTTTTATAAAACCTATAGAGCTAGAAAACAAGTATTTACATGAAGAGGGAGAAGAGTTAAATACAGGAGTTCTTGTTTATGGTAATAAGATATTAGACAAACTTGGTGTCGAAGAGGGTAATAAAGTAAACTTCACTAAAGACAGCGAGTATGAGTTCGTTATTAATGATGAGAAACTTTATAGAATGAGGGCTAACGATATATGTACTATTTTAAATTAACTTTATAGCATAATGAAAAATGTAAATCAAATCAAAGAAAGAATCATTAAAGCTGGTCATGAAGCTGTAAAAGAGCTAATTAAAGTAGCAGAAGAAGAAATAATAAAACCAGACCCAGATGATGAACTAGCAGCCGATAGATTAAAAAACGCAGCTGCAACAAAAAAACTAGCAATCTTTGATGCTTTTGAAATACTAAATAGGATAGAGCAAGAAAAAGCAATGATAGACGGAAAACCAAAAGAAGAAGAGAAAAAAGCTTTTTCTGGTTTTGCAGAAAGACGTTCTAAATGAAACACCAACAAACACTTTATGCTGTTGTAAATCATATTGACAAAAAGATTATACAACAAAAAAACAAACAAAAAGGTTGGTCATATGGCTATGACAAACAGCATGATGTTGTGGTGATTTCAAAAACAGGGCAAATAGGAGAAGTGTATCAAATACAGAACTTAAAAATAGCTTTACCTAAAAAACCAGATAAAGTTCATAAGTTTGATAATAATAAATGGGAGGTAACTGCATATCCAAAAGATTTGAAAAGAATTCAAACTATTTTTGATTGGAGAGATTATCCTCAAGATTTTAAAGATAAATACATTGATTACATTGAAAACGAATTTGTTAAAAGAGAACAAGGGTTTTGGTTTTATAATAAAAGCAAGCCTACTTATATTACTGGCACTCATTACATGTACTTGCAGTGGAGTAAGATTGATGTGGGGTTCCCAGAGTTTAGAGAAGCCAATAGATTATTCTATATTTTCTGGGAAGCTTGTAAAGCAGACAACAGGTGTTATGGAATGTGCTATCTCAAAAACAGACGTTCAGGATTTTCTTTCATGGCGTCTGGGGAAACGGTTAACCTTGCAACAATATCATCAGACTCACGCTTTGGGATATTGTCCAAATCTGGTGCCGATGCTAAAAAAATGTTCACAGATAAAGTTGTACCTATATCCGTCAACTACCCATTCTTCTTCAAGCCAATTCAAGATGGAATGGATAGACCAAAAACAGAACTTGCCTATAGAGTACCAGCCTCTAAACTTACCAGGAGAAAACTTACCATCTCTTCCAGTGATAAACCTGAAGAACTTACAGGATTAGATACAACTATAGATTGGAAAAATACTGGAGACAACTCTTATGATGGAGAAAAATTAAAGTTACTTGTTCATGATGAATCAGGTAAATGGGAAAGACCAGATAACATATTAAACAACTGGAGGGTAACAAAAACAACTTTAAGATTAGGTTCAAGGGTAGTTGGGAAATGTATGATGGGCTCAACTTCAAATGCACTAGATAAGGGTGGGGATAATTTTAAAAAGTTATATGAGGATTCTAATGTAACTGAAAGAAACAAAAATGGACAAACTAATTCTGGACTTTATTCTTTATTTATTCCTATGGAATGGAACTACGAAGGGTTTATAGATGAATATGGAATGCCAGTATTTGAAACACCAACAAAAGAAACTTTTGGACCACATAAAGATATAATTGAAACAGGGGTTATAGAGCATTGGGAGAATGAAGTAGATGGTTTTAAAAACGACCAAGATGCTCTTAATGAGTTTTATAGACAGTTCCCAAGAACAGAATCTCATGCTTTTAGAGATGAATCAAAAAACACAATATTCAATCTTACTAAGATATATGAGCAAATAGATTATAATGATTCGTTTGTTATAAAATCAAGTATATATAGAGGTAATTTCTATTGGAAAAACGGAGAAAGAGATACAGAGGTTGTTTGGGCCCCAGACAATAAAGGGAGGTTTAGAATTACGTGGATACCTGACGGAAAAATAATGAACAACGTAGAGGTAAGAGGGTTTCATAAATATCCTGGTAATGCACATATGGGTACATTTGGATGTGACTCATATGACATATCAGGTGTAGTAGGTGGCGGAGGTTCTAAAGGAGCATTACATGGTATGACAAAGTTTCATATGGATGATGGCCCTACAAACTCATTTTTTCTAGAATACATATCCAGACCACCTACAGCAGAACTTTTTTATGAAGATGTTTTGATGGCTATAGTGTTTTATGGAATGCCTATACTTGCAGAAAACAATAAGCCAAGATTACTATATTATTTAAAAGAAAGAGGATATAGAGGTTTTTCAATGAATAGACCTGATAAACATAAAAATGTATTATCAAAATCTGAAAAAGAGTTGGGAGGTATACCCTCATCATCTGCTGTAATTTCAGTACACGCTGAAGCAATTGAAGGTTATATTGAAAACTATGTTGGCGTGATTTCTGATGAACAGAACATTGATTATGGTTCTTGTGGGAACATGTTTTTTAACAGGACTTTACTAGATTGGTCTAACTATGATATTAACAATAGAACAAGGTATGATGCCTCTATTAGTTCAGGGTTAGCAATCATGGGTAATCAGAGTAAGCAAAAGACAACCTTTAGAAAACATAATCAAATAAATATTAACTTTGCAAAATACAGTAACAAAGGATTTGTTAGCGAAATTATTAAATAATTATGATAAATAAACCTAAGTTAGGCTCATACGCAGGTTTCCCTAACCAATTTTCACCAGACGAAGAAAAATCTTCGATGGAATATGGATTAAGAGTTGGAAGGGCGATAGAATCAGAGTGGTTTTCTAGAGATTATGGAAGTTCCTTATACGGAGAGATAAGGTCAGAGTTCTTATCTAGAAGATTATATGCGCGTGGTGAACAGCCTATAGAAAAATACAAAAATGAATTATCGGTTAATGGTGATTTATCTTATTTGAATTTAGATTGGACACCTGTTCCAATTATACCCAAATTTGTTGACATTGTTGTTAATGGAATATCAAACAGAATGTTTGATATAAATGTTGAGGCTATAGACGAGTTATCAAGTGAGGACAGAGCTCTTTTTAGACAAGAGATGGAAGCAGATATGATAGCATATGAGCCATTGAAAATTATTAAAGAAAACACAGGAGTCGATGCTTTTAATTTTGATGAGAGTCAACTACCTCAAACAAATGAAGAGCTTGACCTTTATATGAAGTTAAGGTATAAGCAAGGAGTGGAGGTTGCTCAAGAAGTTGCTTTACAAACACTGTTAGAGCACAATAGATATGATGAAATAAAAAGACGTGTTGACGAAGACAATGTTGTTTTAGGTATGTCAGTTGTCAAGCATTCTTTTGATGTTCATGATGGTGTTAGAGTGGAGTATGTAGACCCTGTAAATTTTGTATACTCTCCAACTCAAGACCCAAACTTTGGAGACTGTTATTATTTTGGAGAAGTTAAATCCGTACATGTAACAGAATTAAAAAAAATTAATCCTGCTCTTACACAAGAAGAGTTGGAATCTATTGCAAAAACAGCATCAAGATATGATGGCTATAAAAGCACAATTAATTTACAGGCACAAAGTGGATTAGATAAATCCAATGTTTCTTTACTGTATTTCTGTTACAAAACAGATTCAGAAGTAGTTTATAAAATAAAAGAAACTACAAACGGAGCAGAAAAAGCATTAAGAAAAGATGATTCTTTCAACCCTCCTCAATCAGAAAAAGCAAGATTCAAAAGAGTTTCTAGAAGAATAGATGTTTGGTATGAAGGAGTTATGGTTTTAGGAACAAATACGATTCTAAAGTGGGAGTTGATGCAAAACATGGTTAGACCAAAATCTTCTTTTCAAAAAACTATACCACCATATATTGTAAATGCTATTAAAATGTCAAAAGGTAAGATTGATTCTTTAGTTAAAAGAATGATACCTTTTGCTGACCAAATACAGTTGGTACACTTGAAGCTACAACAAGTAGTTCAAAAAATGATACCAGATGGTGTTTTTATTGATGCAGACGGTCTTAATAGTGTTGATTTAGGTAATGGTGCGTCATATAATCCGTCTGAAGCTTTATCAATGTACTTCCAAACTGGTAGTGTTGTAGGTAGAAGTTACACGGAAGATGGAGAGTTTAATAACGCTAGAATACCAATACAAGAGTTAACAAGCTCTGGTTCAAATGCTAAAATTAGCAGCTTAATAAATATGTACAATTATCAACTTAATATGATTAGAGCTGTAACAGGCATAAATGAAGCTAGAGATGGAAGTCAGCCTGATAAGTATTCATTGGTTGGAATACAAAAATTAGCTGCCCTGAATAGTAACACTGCTACGAGACATATAATCCAATCTGGTATATTCTTAACAAGACGTCTTTGTGAGGCGCTGTCATGTAGAATATCAGATATTCTTCAATATTCAACATTTGCAGAAAGCTTTGCTAGAATGATAGGTAAAAACAACCTTACAATTGTGCAGGATATTTTAGAACTTCACTTACACGATTTTGGTATTTATATAGATTTAGAGCCAGATGAAGAAGAAAAACAAATGCTTGAGCAAAACATTCAACAATCTTTACAAGCAAAAGCAATAGACTTAGATGATGCTATTGATGTGAGGTCTATCAACAATGTAAACCTTGCAAACACTTTATTGAAAGTGAAAAAGCAAAGGAAAGAAGTTCTTGATATGGAAAAACAAAAAACTGCGATGCAATTGCAAACACAATCTAATGTACAGTCTTCGCAGGCAGCTTCTCAATCAAGAATGCAAGAAGAGCAAATGAAAGCACAAACAAAATCACAACTAATGCAGATGGAAGCACAGCTTGAATCCCAAAGGATGCAGCAACAAGCAGAAATAGATATGAAGCTCCTTCAAATGAAGTATGAGTTAGAGGGTAAAGTGAAATCAGCAGAAGTTAGCGCTATAAAATCAAGAGAAGCAGTTAAGGAAGATAGAAAAGACGAAAGAACAAAAATTCAAGCTTCACAACAAAGCAAGCTTATAGAACAAAGAAAAAAAGATTTACCAGCACAGGAGTTTGAGGAAGAAAAAGAAAATCCAAACCCAGCTAACCCAATGGAAGCCGTTAAGCAAATGATGGCCCAGAAAAACATAATGTAAATTGTATTATTTTTGTATAAACTTAAATTAAATTAAATATGAGTAACAATAACGACGAGTCAGTAGACTTTAAAGTAGACCTTAGTAAGTCTCCAGAAGAAATTCAAAAAGAGCATAAGGAAAAAAAAGAATCTGCTAAAGCTGAAGAGACAAAAGAAGTTGAAGCAAAAGCAGAAGAGACAACTGAACAAGTTGTTGAGGAAAAGGAAACTAGTGAAGAAGTTGAGGTTGTAGAAGAAAAGAAAGAAGAAGAAGAAGAGCAGCCAGAACAAAAAATCACTAAAGAGCAACTTATCAACGAATATCTAACAGATAATTTCGATATGAATGTTGATAAGCTGAAAGACGTTCTTTCAAATACTGAAGAAAAACAACAACTTCCAGAAGAAGTTGAAAAGTATCTTGAATATAAAAAAGATACTAAACGTGGTTTATCAGATTATGTTAAGCTTCAACAAGATATAGAAGCTGTATCAGATGACGAAATACTACGTAATTATATGAAAGAATCTAATCCTGGACTTGATGATTCTGATGTATCATATTTAATAGACCAAAAATTTGGTTATGATGAAGATGCAGATGAAAACGACATAAAAGGAAAGGTTCTGGAAAAAAAGAAAGAATTATTTAAAGCTAAAGAGTATTTTAATAATCTCAAGGAAAAATACAAAGCTCCTCTTGAGTCAAGTGCCGAGACTGTACCAGAGGATTATAAAAAAGCTTATAGTTTTTATAATGATTACCAGGAGGAACAAAAGAAGCAAGCTGATTTTACAAAGCGTCAGCGAGATGTTTTTCAAGAAAAATCATCAAAGCTTTTTAACGACGAATTCAAAGGTTTTGAGTTCAATTTAGGCGGTAAGAAGCTTATGTTCAAACCAAAAGACAAGAAAGCTGTTTATGATACAAACAGTGATTTAGGAAACTTTATCAACAAACACGTTGATGAGGATGGTCTTTTGAAAGACGCTAGTAAATACCATACAGCTCTATCAATGGCAATGAACCCTGATGCATACGCCAAGTTTTTTTACGAACAAGGCAAAGCAGATGCGGTCAATGATGTTGTTAGAGATGGAAAAAATATAAATATGGATATGCGAACTAACGTTGATTCTTCCAAACCAGGTGCTAAATTTAGAGTCTTAAATGACGATTCTGCTTTTAGTTCTGGATTGAAAATTAAAAAACGTTAAATATTAAAAATTTTAAAAAATGGCACAATCAATTAATTTTGCAAATGGTTCGATAGGTGGAAGCACCTCATTGACACCTGCACCAGGGAAGTCGTTAGGAAATGCTAACTACCTCTCTAACAGCGACTATACATTTGCGCAACAATATCTTCCAGATTTGTATGAAAAAGAGTTTGAAAGATATGGCAACAGGTCAATTGCATCATTCTTACGAATGGTAGGCGCAGAAATTCCTTCAAGCTCTGATTTAATTAAGTGGAGTGAGCAAGGAAGATTACACATTCAAGCATCAGGTAGTATTACAGATTTAAATACTATCGCTATTACAGGTCACAACTTAAGAGCTAACCAAACAATCATTGTTTCAAAAGCTGGTTCTCAAGCTGTATGTTTAGTAACAGACGCTTCTGCTGCTAACGCTGTAGATGTTGTAACTTATGCATCTAAAGACTTACTTCACCAGGCTGGTACTGATGGAAATGGTCCTTTTGATGCTTCTGACAACGTAACAATCTTCGTATACGGTTCTGAATTTAAAAAAGGAACTAATGGTATGGTTGGTTCTCTTGAAGCTGATTTCGAGGCTAAAGAAAACAACCCAATTATCATCAAAGATAAATATGAAGTAAGTGGTTCAGAAATGGCTCACGTAGGTTGGGTTGAAGTAGCAACAGAAAATGGTGCTTCTGGATACTTATGGTATCTGAAGTCAGAGCACGAAACAAGACTTCGATTTGAAGACTATCTTGAAATGTCTATGGTAGAAGGCGAGCCTGCAGCTTCTGGTTCAGGAGCAGCAACAGCTGGATACAAAGGTACTAAAGGTTTGTTCTATGAAATCGAAAATAATGGTAATGTATCTACAGGTGATATCGGAGATAGAACTGACTTAGAGAACATTGCTAAAGTTCTTGATAAAGAAGGAGCAATCCAAGAAAATGTACTGTTTGTAAACAGAGACACTTCTTTCAAGATTGACACAGTTCTTGCAGCTCAAAACAATTCAGGAGCTTCTACATCTTCTTATGGTCTATTTGACAATGACGAAGATATGGCTCTTAATCTAGGTTTCTCTGGATTTAGAATTGGATATGATTTCTATAAGAGTGACTGGAAATACTTAAATGACGCTACTACTAGAGGTAATATCGGTGGCGTTGATGGAATCCTTGTTCCAGCTGGTACAGTAACTATCTATGACCAAGTACTTGGAGAAAACGCTAAGAGACCATTCTTACACGTTAGATACCGAGTATCTCCTACTGAAGACAGAAAATATAAGTCTTGGGTAGTTGGTTCAGCAGGTGGAGCTATGACTAGCGACAAAGATAACATGGAAGTTCATTTCTTATCAGAAAGAGCTTTATGTACAATGGGAGTAAACAACTTCTTATTGATGCAATAATAATAAATGGGGAGGAGTTTTCTTCTCCCCTTTTTTTTAATTAAATTAAAATATAATATAATGTCAACAAAAACCACAAAAAAAGGGTATGCATCTCTTTTCCCAAACCTTCAAAGAAAGACAAGGGTTTTCATTTTAAAAGGCGGTAAAATGCCTATCAGACACATGATTTCTGTAAAACATACATCATCAAAACCTCTCACATATTTTGATGGTTCAATCAATAGAGCTTTAAGGTATGCAACAAACCAAATCTCACCTTTTGTAGATGAGCAAGATGGTGTAGCTACATTAGAGCCTATTATTTTTGAAAATGGAAAATTAATTGTAGAGGATTTTAATGTTAATCTTCAGAAGTTTTTATTCATGCATCCAGACTATGATAAAATATTTTTTGAGCTGGATAAAGAAAAAAATGCAAAAGAAGATGTAGATGAAATGGTATCTGCGCTTGATGCACAAATCATGGCTAAAGATTTACCAATTGAAGAATTAGAAGCTATAGCTAGAGTTGTAATGAAAGGCTCTGGTGTAAATGTATCTAATATGACTTCATCTGAACTACGAAGAGATATGATTATTTGGGCTAAAACAAACCCAGGTGAATTTATGGATTTAGTAGATGATGAAAACTTAAAACTTAGAAATATAGCGGTTCGTGCTGTAGAGATGGGTGTACTACATATTAAAGCAGACAACAGAACAGTTGTTTGGTCTAATAATAAGAAGAAAAAAGTAATCGTAGCGCCTTTTGGTGAAAACGTTTATTCAGCCTTAGCACTATTCTTTAAAACAGACGAAGGACTTGATGTTTTACAAAAGATAACCAATAGTTTATAGTATATATAATTATTTAATTATCTTTGCGTAGAATTTTTCATTTTGAATTACCGTGATTGGGTTAAGGAGGTTGCAGAAATGTGACCTCTTTTTTTAGTATTTTTGTAGAAAATATATCTTATGATAAACAGCGTAAGAAACACGGTTTTATTTTTACTTAATAAAGATAACAGAGGATACATTACCCCATCAGAGTTCGATTTTTTTGCAAAACAAGCACAACTTGAAATCTTTGAGGCTTATTTCTCTGATTATTCTAGTGCTATACTTGCACAAAACACAAGGAAAAAATCTTTGGGTTATGGTGATTCTGTAGCGCAGATTCAAAATAAAATAGACATTTTTACTGCTAGGGAAACATTAAACTACACAATAGTTGGAACTGCAGCAGATTCAGATGATGATTATTTTACTTTGCCATCTAACTTTTATAAGCTTATAAATATTACCTATAACAATAAAGTACTTCAACAACTGCAAGGTCACAAGTTTGATATGATTGTGAACAGCAATCTTACACCTCCCTCTTTAACATATCCAATATATAAAAGAGAGGGTTTAAACATTTTTGCTAGACCAACTAGTATTTCGTATACAGATGCTACACCGCAAGGTACAGAAATACCACTTGTTATGAATTATATTAGAAAGCCAGTTGACCCTCATTGGGGATATACTACTGTTGATTCTGACCCTGTTTACAACTCAAGCACTAGTACACAATTTGAAATACCAGCATCTGATGAAACAGAACTAGTATACAAAATATGTACTTTAGCTGGATTGAGTATTAGAGATGTAGATATTGCAAAAGCAGCAAAAGATTTAGAAAGCCAACAATTTCAAAAAGAAAGTAGATAATTATGCCAAAAGTAGGAGTAAATATTACACAAAGAGAATACTACCAAAATAATGGTAATAACCCAGCATTTGAAAATTGGGGTACATATCAATATTTATTGCTAGATGACATCATAAATAATTTTCTAATATCATATGTTGGAGATGATAAAGTGATTAATAAAGTTGATAGAAACGAAATTGTTTTTCATGCAAAAAGAGGTATACAAGAGCTTCATTATGATGCTTTAAGAGAAATAGTTGGATTTGAGGCAGAGATTCCTCAAACACTAAAAATGCACTTACCTCATGACTTTGTAAGTTTAGTGAAAATATCATATGTAGGAGACGATGGTTTAACTCACATGATACCACAAAACTATAACTCAAAAATCACTAAATCATACTTACAAGATAATGATGTTGAAAAAAACTTATTAATTGACTCTAACAATCAAGCGTTACAAGGTACTCCAGTCATTGAAACTAACTGGAGAGAACAAACAGGAGATAATGTTAGTAAACCTGACACAAACCTGCTTGGTAAAAGATTTGGTTTAGATACTGCATCTGGCAATGCTAATGGTAGTTATCTGATAGACAAGAATCAAGGATATATACTTTTTAGTTCAGACCTAAAAGATAAAAATATAATTATTGAGTATGTTTCGGATGGATTATATTCTGCTGCCGATAATGAAATAAAAGTACACAAGCTTGCCGAAAATTTTATGTATGACTATCTGCAATCCTGCGTCTTAAAATCTAAATTTGGTGTTCAAGAATTTATAGTTAGGAGAGCTCAAAAACAAGCTTCCGCATCTTTGAGAAATGCTAAAATTAGACTTAACTCTATAAAGCTAGGAGAGCTTACACAGAGTTTAAGAGGTAGAGATAAGTGGATAAAGTAACATGAAAATAAACAACAATTTTTCTAACGGTAAAATGAACAAAGACCTTGATGAAAGGCTTGTTCCAAAAGGTGGATATACAGACGCCCTTAACATACGTGTGCTTAACACAGAGGGGTCAGACGCTGGAGCAATTGAAAACACGTTAGGAAATAAACAACTTACATTCAATCAGACATCTAACAATCCTATAACAATAGGCTCTGTAAATGATGAAGCTAATGAAAAAATATATTGGTTTGTTGTAAACTCTTTAGGGCATTCATTTATATATGAATATGATGCAAAAAATACAGTTACAGCAACTGTATTAAGAGACACAAGAGAGCCTTCAAAACAAGTTTTAAACTTTAATAAGGATTATAAAATAACAGGAGCTAACATTATTTTAAACACATATGATAGCAAGAAGCTGTTGCTTTTTACAGACGGATTAAATCCACCTAGAAGTGTAAATATCACAAGAGCAAAAACTTTTGGAGAAAACAACTTTGTGGAAGACGATATAAGTCTATACAAGAAACCTCCACGTTTTGCTCCACTTGTTACACCTTTTAACACACCTACAGCTTTTGAAAATTCAGTTAAAGAAAACTTTTTTGCATTTGCGTATAGGTATAAATATTTAGATGGCGAGTACTCTGCGTTATCATCTTTTTCTAATTATCAATTTACGCCAGGTGATTTTGATTTTGATTATGCGACCATGGAAAATAAAGCTATGGTCAATATATTTAATTCATATCAAATCAAATTCAATACTGGAGATAAAAGGGTGACTGACATTCAGATTGTTTTTAAAATGACCCAGAACCCTACTTGTTTCATAGCTGAAACTTTAAATAAAAAAGAAAGTGGCTTTATAGATGAGATAGAGAAAAGCGTAGTTTTTAGTAATAAGAAAATATATAAAGCATTGCCAGATGATGAAATATCTAGAATATTTGATGACGTACCTCTCACGGCAAAAGCACAAGAGTTTATTGAAAACAGAATTGTTTTTGGAAACATAACAACACAGTATGACTTAAAAGAAAATGAGAGTGATGCTGACTTCATAGCTACCAATTATTTTGCAGAAAAAAAATCTACAACATTTGAAGGTAATATAGGAACAGTAACCTTCAGTTCTGATAAAACTGAAATGACTTTGGATTTAACTAATGTTGAATTAGAAAAAAATTATTACTTATACGTTGGAGCAGACCTAGAATCCGATGAAGACACATCTACAGACCCATCACACTTTAACGGAACAGCAGAGCTTGATAACGCCGTAAAGCTTACGGAAACTTATGCAAATGCAGCAGCGTTTGATGATAGCGCAGATTTACAACAACTTTTATCTGCACTCTCAAACAATTTCGCTTCTTTGGTAAATACTACACCTCCGCCAAACAGTGTAACCACACAATATGGGAGTTTTACTTTAGCTAGTAGTACATCGACAAGTATTACAATAAAAGCTCCAAAGATAACCTATACGATTGACAACACCCCTTCTGACTCTTCAACAGCAGATGGCGATACTTCTACAAAAGAAGAGCAATTTAAATTTACAGATGACTCTGTGTTTACACTTAGAGAATCCTCTAACACGCTTTCTTTAAAAAGTAATCGTTCTTATGAATTTGGACTTGTATATTTAGATGAATACGGAAGATATAGTACGGTTTTACCTTCTGTAGTGAAAGAAGGAAACAATTCGCCTGAAATTTTTATACCAGTAGAAAACTCTATTGATTTAAATCAAGCAGAGATTACTGTAAAACATAAGCCACCATACTGGGCAGATAGGTATAAGTTTTTTATAAAAATGACTAAAAAACTACACTTCACCTTATACAGTACAATATTTTATGAGGATGGGCTGTATAGGTGGATTTTGTTAACTGGTAACAATATAGGTAAAGTTGAAGAAGGCACTAATCTTTTAGTCAAATCTGATGACAATGGTCATCTAAATAGAGAGGTAAAAGTTAAGGTTTTAGAAGTTGCTACTAAAACAAAAATGGATGAAGAGGTTAAGAGGTTTGATAATGACGACCCAGATGAGGGTTGGATAGAAGGCAATAGAGATGCAGCAGATAATCCAATAAAAGAAATACCTGGTGTATTTATGAAAATAAAACCAGTTGGATTTAAAATGGATTTTGACCCTAATAATTTTGCAGAATACAATGGTTCTGACCATGTTCCTTGGGGCTTGAGCAATTCATGTAGAGGGCATGTAAATCGGACTCTTCCTGTAGATAATGAGTTTGGATTAGCGCAAGTAAAAGGAGATTCTGGTGGCAGCACAGTATATAACCACCTTACCATAGGTATAGGTAGTAGAATTAAAATTGCGTTTGAAGCATGGGAAGGAGCAGACTCTGATGGAGATGATGGAAGATACTATAATGAAGAATTTGTTTCAGGCGACTCTTACGTAGGTGACGACACTATGTCTGGTTTTGAAAAGTTTTTAATAGCTGAAACAGCATGGGAAAAGCCTGAAATTGATGGAGTTGTCCAAACATATTATGCAGACCCTGATAATCAGTTTCATTTGCAATTTGGAACAGAAGGCGCGACGAACAGCAACGGTAATGGTATAAGACATACTGTTAATGTTAAAAGCACAGAGTTTACAAGAAAACTAGAAAGAGGTTGGGGCGAATTTAATATATCATTAATACTAGTAAATGGTATTATTGTTTTTGAAACAGACCCAGACGATAATGAATCAGAAATTTTTTACGAAACAGAAGAGTGTTTTGAAATAGCAGGTGGATTCCATTTAGGAAATAAACAAAATCAAACATCGTCGCAAGATGCAAAACTTACACTATCAACAGGTAACTGTTTTGTTTTTGGAAATGGAGTTGAAAGTATTCAGATTAGAGATGAGAGAAACTCTCCATTTTTAGATTTAGATTTGAGGCCAAATATAGCTTTATTAGAAGGGTATAAAAGAAGAAAACTAGAAACTACATTAATTCACTCTTCTACTATAAACCAAATGAGTTCTTACAATGCGCTCAATGAGTTTAATGCATCAAGAGGTATTAGAAAAAATTTAGACCAAAGCTACGGTAGTGTTCAAAAAATATTTTCACGTGAGCAGGATTTAATAATATTTCAAGAGGACAGGGTGTCAAAAGTTTTATTTGGAAAATCACTTTTACATTCAGCTGACGGAAGCGCATCTTTAACAAAAATTGAATCTGTTTTGGGACAGGAAGTTCCTTTTTCTGGTGAATATGGTATTTCTGAAAATCCAGAAAGTTTTGCTTTTTACGCAGGTAGAATGTACTTTACAGATGCAAACAGAGGAACTGTTTTAAGACTTGGTAATGATGGTATTACACCAATATCATATTATGGAATGAAATCATATTTTAAAAACACTCTATGGCAGTATAAAGACGCTTATAATGTAGGTGGGTTTGACCCAAAACACCATCAATATGTGTTGTCTATGAACACAGATGATAAGCCTGCCGAAGCTTTAGTGTATGATTGCGGCTCCATCGTTACAAAAACAATAGAATCTGGAACCACATACAGTTTTGTTTATAAGTTAGGAACAACGCCAGGAACAGCTACTGTTTCATGGAATAACTTTCAGTCTAATAGCGCCATGATGTGGACTGTAAAAGTTGATTATTATGGTATAACATATCCAAGTACAAGTGGATTTGTAGCGAATGCAGGCTCTATTAGTTTTCCTGTAACATCAAGTGCTCTTTCAACACATCCAACTGCTACAGTAACAGTAACTTCAGGTGCAACTTCAACAGGTGATATAACACTTGGTTGTCCTGTAGCAGCACAAAGAAAAGTAACGCAGATTGTTATCAACGATACAGATGAGGCGAATCAAACGATACAAAACAAATATCAAGTAGGAACAAATGCACATTGGTCTGAAGATGATGTTTTTTTAGCAAGTGGTCTTACAAGAAACCAATCATTTACTGGTGATGTGGGAAGCACTTATGTTCCTGCAGACGGAGACGTAATAACTGTCCGTTCAGTAAAACAATTAAACTATCACACAGGAGATTTTAATATATGTAATAGTTTAGGTTATTTAATAAGCCCAGCAAGCGGACTAACTGTAGACCAAATAAAAGCTTTAGCAACCTACCCTGATATAGACACAAGCGAATCTGATTCAGACAATGAAGTAAATAAAATAACCTTTGATTTTGATATATCGTCACCTGCAGATAACTTATATATAGTTTACAACTATGTGGATGCACTTCCTAATATAGTTCCTGATACTATAACAGGAATTACAAACGGAGGTAGTGTGGTTATTGATGTCTTACAAAACGACACAGTACCCTCTCCATTTACTTTGACTATTCAAACACCTCCTACTTCAGGAACAGCAACAGTTAATTCTGACAACACAATAACATATCAGCACAATGAAGGAACAACTTTAAATGATTCGTTTATCTATGAGGTTACTAGAGATGGGGCATGTAAAGCAGTGGGTACTGTTTCGACACAAGCTTTAGCTTTAACAGTTGATACTTATATATATTTCTATTTTGACTCATCTGGTTCTATGAACGATACAGGAGACGCTTTGAATGCAATGGCTTCAAACTCTTTAAAAGCAGAGATACAAAATATATATGCGCCTGGGTCATCAGACAATGGCTCTACAGAGTATGACTCACATGTAACAGTTAGTAATACAAACCATTTAGGGGGCACTCCTGTTCAAAGAGAGAGAACGTTTCAAGCGTTAAGAGGACCAGAAGCGCTAGGTGCAGGAAATTTTCCTTCTGATGCAGAAAATGTTATAGTGTTAGTCTTTCAGGATGAAGCAGAGAATGGTTACCATGACACCAGTTTCACTGATTCTGAAGCTAGAACGACGACTTACGAAACTGACGTTATAGGAACTGGGAATCCACCCACAGGAGGGTTTAAGGATTTTATATCAACTAAAAATGCTGGTAACTCTAATTATTATAGGGGTGGTGTTTTTCAAGTCGATGGAGATAATGATTTTAAACTATTTTTACAAGCTGTTTCTAACGGAGATGGAAATTATTCAGGAACAAACGGCTTGTCATCTGAATTTTCTCAAAATGTTTTAAGAGTAGAGTTTGATATTGAAGATACAATTAAAACTGGAGGAAGTATAGATGATAGTCAAGCTCCTTTCAAACCAGGCAGTACAACAGATAGATTTGATAAGTGGGAATACTATTATCTGTATTGGGTTACAAAAATGTTAAACGACATGGGCTATACTCCTGCAGGGAGCACATGGCCTGTCATAAAAGATGATGGATAATGGCAACAACAATAACATTTGACGAATTAAATAACGGCTGGACTTCATTCCATTCTTATGAGCCTGACTGGATGACAAGATTAGGTAATAGGTTTTACACTTTTAGTGAAGGTAACCTATACATACATGATGATGGAGCAAGAACAAGTTTCTACAATCAAAAATATGGTTGCTATGTAGAGTTTGCAGTAAATGAAGGCCCATCTGATATAAAAATATTTAAAAATTTAAAGTTAGAGACTAACAGCTCTAATTGGACAGCAACAGTAGATACAGACTTAGAAAGTGGTGTTGTGCCTGCAGGTAAGTTCCTAGACAAAGAAGGATTTAAACATGCTTACATTAGAAGATTAAGTTCAGATACTTTAAATTTTAATGAATTATCTATACAAGGATTAGGTAATTTGCAAGAAATACCTACTGCTAATCGCTATAGATTTACAGACAACATACCAAACCAAATATCAGAGTCGGATGTTCTGTATTTCAATGACGGAAGCACAAAAATTATAGGTTCAATTTCTACTATAACAGACAACATAATAACAACAAACACAAGTACAAATACACCTAGTGTAGGCAACTTTTGTTTCATAGCTAAAAACCCAGAAGCAGAGTCTTTTGGTCTTAGAGGTTATTTTGCAAAAGTAAAACTGACAAATGACAGCAACTCCTTCGTTGAGTTGTTCGCTGTAGACAGCGAGGTTGTCAAGAGCTACATGTAAATTTTGTATATTTGTGGTAACTAGAATAAAAATATGGCATTTCTAACAACTTTAGGTTTATTAACATCTGCAGCAGGCGCTGTAAAGGGGTTTATGAGTGGTAGCAGAACAGCTGCCGAAGGAAGAAGAGACTTAAACAAGCTTGAGTATCAAGATTTAAGCATAGGCGCATACGATAACGTAAAGCCAAGTTTAGCAATGGAACAGATGCAGATGAATATGATTAACCAAAATCAATCAAGAGCACAAGATGTAGCATCTGGTTTAGGAGGTAGCGAAGCTATTGCTATGATGCAAAATGCACAACAACAAGCAGGTGGACAACAACAACAAGTTATGGCTTCTATGGGAGATAAGCTTTTTGGTTTAGAAATGAAAAAAGCAGAAGACTTTCAGGTTAGAAGAGGGATGCAAGAGCAGAGAGATATAAACACTGAAGATAGAGCTCGTTCACAGATACAGGCTGGAGAACAAGCACAAACTAGCGCAATCATGGGTCTTGGAAGTATGATGATGTCTGCAGGAGCAGCAAGTGAACTTGACGAAACAAACAAAGGTAATGAACCAGGAGCTGAAAGGAATCTAAGACAGCAAAGAAGAATGAAAAAACATGGTATTGGAGCTGATTATTTGAGTGAAGGTCAAAGTTTCGGAGAAAGAAGGCAATTAATTAGAGACGCTGGTGGTGGTTTTTTTAACACAGATGTAGGAAAAGCTGTAAGTTTTGCTCCTAGAATGCTTGGTAAAGGTTTGGGCGCTATTGGTGGATTTTTTAAAAGTATTTTTTAAGATATGTCCAGATTTAGATATAAAGCATTAGAAGCAGATTACCAGGGTGCAGCTAACATGTACCTTCAGGGTAAGATAGCTGTACAAGAAGCCAAAAATAAAGTTCGTGCAGAAAGAGCTGAACAGTTGCAAGAAGTAACTGATGCCTCTAAATTTGTAGCTACAAACTCAACAGACCTTAATAATCTAACTTATGGTTTTGCTAACCTTATCAGAAACAACCTCTCAAACACACATGACCAGAACAGAGCTGGAATCGCCACAAGAGGAGACGCAGCTTATGTAAAGAGCTTATCAGTAAATGAAGCAAATCAAGTATCAGCATTACTTACAAAAGTTAATGATAACAATGAAGTTATTAGAAAAGGTGTAGATGGTGGAGGTTTATCTAATCTTACTCTTGACCAATACAATTTTGGTATAATGAGAAGTCAAGATGTAGCTCCAACAGTATATGTAATGAATCAAAACCAAGAATTGGTTCCTACTGTAGCAAAACAATCATTCCGACCATTCAGAGGTAATGATGGTAAATTATATGTAGCTGTAACTTCACAGGTACAAGACGGAGATAAAGCTGATGGTAAAATAACTACTACAACAGTTAATAAACCATTAAGCGCGTTAGTAGACAATGACTATAAAAGTTATAAGGCTTTTGATACTGAAAAGTTTGTATCTCAATTTGAAAGAAATATTGGTGAAAAAGGTTTTATAGACCCAACCTCCAACGAACTAATACCATATAGCTCAGGACAAGTACTTGGTTCAGTTTCTATTTATGGAAAGCATTTTGACCCTGCTGGAATGAAGAATGTTATGACGGCAGTTGAAAACAAAATTTTATCTTTAGACGATGACCAGCTCATGTCAATAGCATACGACCAAATGAATATGAGAGCTGTTCACCATTCTGGTTTTGATGGCCTTGCTAAAGATTCAGTAAATCAAGCTGCCTATGGTGGTTTATATGATGTAAATGGTGACATAATTACATTTACAGAGGCTGATGCAGTGGATTTAATTAGGTCTACAAATGAAGGAGACATAGTGCTTAGTGAAAAACAAAAAGAGCTTGTCAGAGGTATGATTCGTAACAGAATCTACACTTCATTTAATGTTGATTATAAGGAGTTCAGAGATAAAGCAACCGACCCAAGCAAGCCGACAAAGAAAACACCATCAATGCCATCTTCTTTTGTGCCACAAGTGTTATTAAATTCATCTGGAGACGGATTCTCGAGTAATCTTGATGGTTTAAACTATATTATGTCTGTAAGCTCTCTTGCACAACAAAGAATTGAAAATAATCAAGATGCAGGGAAAGGTTTGGATATAAGTCAAATGGAAGTTCAACTTCAAAATAATGGAAAGGTAAATAAAATAGATGTTTCTCAATTCCCAAAACTAAACAACCTACATCAAAACTTGGGCAGTGACCCTAGTGCTTTGAGCGGAGTTGGATTACTTGCTTATGAAGATTTTGGAAGCGTTTTTGAAGACATGCAGTTTATAGATGGAGGAGGAAATGAGATAGAAAATATAAATCAAATTTCAGCTATAGAGCATGTGGTTGATGGCGAAGTAAGATATAGTATTAGTCTTATGGGTGACGCTCTTGGTGGTACCAAAAAGGATAAGAAAGTGATACAGCCAGTTGCAGGCAAAGATGGAGGAGAAATAGAAAGCACTAGTAAAAACTACTTTACTTCCTCTACGGATTTACTTAACGATTCTCAATTGAAAAAAATGTACCAGAAGATGTGGTCAGAATTAAAAGACTTTAGAGAATGGGCAAAAGACAATGGATTCAAGGAATCAGATAACAGAACAGGAATGGCGATTTTTCAATACACTAAAGCACGTTAATACACAGTTATGATTGTGAACACACCAGTACAGGACCCACTTATAGATAAGGCAAAAGCTGAAAAGTTTTTAATAGATATGTACGCTCAAAACGGAAAAGTTTTGTCAAAGAGTGATGCAGCTAATTTTGTAAACAACAAAAACTTTAAAGCTTTATTGCCGTCAATTCATATGCAGTCTGGTTCAGGAGCTGCTGACGATGCAAAAATTCAAATGATATATGCCTCATTACTAAAAAATGTAGACCAACCACCACAAATTGAAAACCAGCCCCCTGAAAAAAAAAATCAAGTCGGCAATACTCCTACGGTATCACCCTTAATTTCGGAAGAAGAAAGTTCTTCATTGGACTTAAATCCCATAAAGATTGACCCACCACAAGCTAAAGCAAGAGTAGGACAATACACTTATCAAGACGAAGACGGAGACACTAGACATTCCACGCATTTAATGAGAGCAGAACAGCTTTCTAATGGCTCTTGGGTTGGATTCCCAACATTATTTCAAGACAAAGACGGAACATGGGTTACTAAATACATGGATAAACCTTGGAAGCAAGCATACAATGAAGCTAAAAAAAGAGGCGAAGTTGTAGAGTTTGGTGATGATAAAGACGCTGCGATTGCTTTTGGAGAAGGGTCATGGAAAAAGCTTTACAAAGCCAGTAATCCAAACCCATTGTTTCAAGGTGAAATGCTTTTTAGACGTAGTGTTTATGGATTAAACAATTCGTTTATATCAATGGGCGAAGAGGAAGCAGCACAAGTTATAAACCAAAGGTTTCAGGCTTATGGTATTAAGGCTACACCTATGGGTATCGGTTCAGACCAAATAATGGTATCTATGCAGGGTGAGGGTCAACCAATTCAATTACAACTTTATACACCAAGCTACCAATCAAGGCTGGCAGGGTTAAATGCTTTAGACCCACAAAGCAAGCCAGTAGAAACTTTAATGAAAGAAGCTTTAGTTGAGTTTCAAGATTTACTCATCAAAGGAGAGAAGGTAATGAGTGAGAACTTAGTTTCTACCTTTTCTTTAACACCAGAGGATAGACTACCTGACTTTATAGCAAGACAAACAGCTAATTTTACACAGCCAAAAGACGTCAATACAATTTTTCTATCTTCTTTATTTGGCAGGTCACAAGATTATTATTTTGATAATGGAACTTTCAATATAAGTAAGTATGAAGAAGATTTAAGTAATGCTATGGTGCATGCCCTCAATATGGATGGAGAGCATGATTTTTATAGCAAAATGGAAATTCATTTAAATGCATTTGAGCAGTTTAGAGAATCACCAGGCAGCGATAAAAAATATTTATACGAACAGATAAATCAAAAACTAGGCAAGAACGTACAACCTTTAAATGATAGAGACTTTCAGTTGTTATTGGATAAAGATTATGAAATTTTTGACATAAAAACAACAAGTGACTTACAACAAAAAATAAATCATTTAAGACGAGACTTGCAAGCAAAAAAAATAACTGCTGCTAATAGTATTACCCATCTTTTGAGAGCAACAAATAGATATAATCTATTTCAAAATGCTACTCCTGAATTGATGAATGAGTTTAAAAAAATGGGATTCAATGAAGCTAACGTTCCTACAGATGGCATCAAAATAAACGGTAGAGCATCTTCATACGCAGAACTTTTGAACAACATATATGATTACGATTTCGTTATGGATGTTAGAGCTGGAAGACAAACATTAGAAGTTGGGAATGGAGAAGACTATGGGAATCTAGGGTATTATATAGACCAAGCAAAAGGTCTTGTAGCTAAACAAGAGTCTTTTAGATTCGATTACCCTTTAGGTGAATCAATTGGAGCTGGTATTGAAAATGTAGAAAACTGGGCTCAATCAGTTGTATTTGGTGGTCAAGAAATACTTGTTAATGCTAACTATATTGTATATGATTCATTAGTCGGCATGGGATTAAAGCCAGAACAAGCAAGTGTTTTAGTTTATGGATTAGGCGGATTGCCAGGTCTTGAACACGTCAACCCTTTAAATCCTGAAGTTTTTAAAGATATAAAAGACAGATACCTTCCGCAGTTTGAAGGAGACATTATGGATTCAGGTAGTGTAGGTGAATTTTTTGCCAAGACTGCTGAACCTGTAGGAGGTAGTGTAGCTACTACGGCACTGTTTGTATTAAACCCAAAACTAGGAATGATTGCAGTGGGAGTTAGTGGATATGGTGGGTCACTAAGAAATTATGATGATTTAAAACACGGAGTATTAGAAAAGAAAAAAAGAGGCGAGTACATATCCCCAGAAGAACAAGCTATACTAGATATGTCAGGAGCTGAAAAGAGAATGCTTTCTTTACTTAAGAGTGGTCAGGAAGTAGCTGTTACTTCTTTGTTTACATATAAATACTTTAAAGGATTAATGGGTAACAAAACAGCTATGGATAAAATGTCCAAAACTGAATTAAACAAATTTGTTACTCAATACACAAAGTCATTCAACAATGGTATTATTAAAACACTGAATAGAACTTTTGGGGTAGACAAAGAGTTATTAAAAAACGAACTTAAAGAAGAAGGTCTTATTGCATTTAATAATTATATGATTGATGTTGTTTCTGGAGTTAAAGAGTACAATCAACAGGAGCTAAATAAAATAATGTTAGAGACTGGTATTATTACAACAATAAGTTCTTATGGAAGTGGTGTAGCTATACGTCAGCTACAAAATCCAAAAATAAGAAAAGCTGGAGACAATATTATATTACAAAACTTAGAGGTTTTAGATGGGCAAAGCGGAAACATTCACTTTGACCACATGACAAAATCTGCCGAAATAAAATTGTTTGAAGAAAGGGTTCTTAAAGACAAAAGAATTAAGGACAAAGAAAAATATTTACAAAATAGTTTAGAGTATCAAACTCTTTTGTCAGGATTGTCAGATATAGAGTTTCAAATAGGAAAGCATGAACAAAGAAGAGCTGAACTTCTTTTAGAAATGACTGACGGAGATAAAATTTTGTTCATGAAAAACTTTCAAAGAATGGTTGCTTTGAATGATGTAAGAAGCAATCAAGACGCATCTCCTAGCGCAAGAGATGCAGCTGAAACAGAGATGGAAAAATTAAGAGCAGAAACAAATGACATGCTTTCTAAATATCCATCAGAGCTTGGTATTTACTTTGCTGAAGAAGTAGTTCAAAATCAATACAAAGACAAGGCTGCAAAACAAATATTGGAAGAACAAACCAATGAAGCAAAAGAAAAAGGTCTTGAAAATTTTGAAGTAAAAGTTGATTATGAAAGCGAAGAGGTGATGATAAGAGCAGGAGAGCTTTACCTCGAAGACATAAGAAAAGGCAAAAGAGAAGCTAATGATATCAACTCTTTTGGAACTTTTGGTGTTGAACCTATTGTATATAATGTAGTTTCGCCTTCAGAAAGAAATGAGTTTGATTTAAATAGTTCTATTAATCAAGCGCGTCAGAGACAAGTGACAATAGGAGAGTTGCCTCTTCAAGAATCTCCAGATGAAACTAAAGGTCCTATACCAATAAGTCAAGAAGATGATAACAATAAAAGAAACGCATCTATTTTTAATAGATTAGAAAACCTTAACAAGGATGGTAATCTCAAAAACAGAATGGGAGACCAGTTTGATATTTTCATTGAATATTTTAATGACCTCAAAGATGGAAGAGTTCCTAAGTTTGGAAAGGTAGAAGCAATGCTTGATGCTCAAGATATTATAGGTAAAATTACAGCGTTAGCTGGTGATAGTAAATTAAAAATAAATGTTGGGGGTAAAAGCCTTGCTGCTTTAGTAATCAACTTTTCAAATTATTTATACGCAAGTCAAGAATCATACACTTTAGACCAGCTTTTAAACACCATAATTAAAGACGAAAACATTAGAGGTCCTTTAGCTGATGTAGTAAGAGAAGGATTAAGGTTGTCTGCAGAGGCCGAACAATTAGGTGGTCTGCATAAAAAACAGGATAAAGCCTCATGGATTCAAGATTATAAAGCTTGGGCAAAAGATAATAAGCATAGAAGCAAGTGGAAGCATAGATATAAAGATATGGGTAATCCAAATAGTCTTGAAAACTCATATGAAATGTATTTACTGCATATGTTAAAAAGAGAAAGTGGTGAATTAGATATTAATGGTGTAGACTTAGAATTTATTAGAGCAAAAAACTTAATACTACAAGAACTTGATTTAGCAAGAAAAGATTATGAAAGTATTAAGGGTCAATTCAGCGTTAAAAAAGATGAGTATTTAGCAAAATTCAACACGTTAAGTACAATAGTAAATAGATTAGAATTATACCAAGCAAATTCTTTTGCTGACGTTGCTAAAAACGCATTGCCATTTAACTTAAATGCTATTGATAGAATAGCAGGTAGATTCGATGGAACATTTGATGACACCAAAAGAAGAATGTCTGATTATAAAGGTAATAATGAAAATCAATTTTTCTATTCTAGAGGAACATATACTCCAGGATTTTTAAGAAACGAAAGAGGTATAGTTAAAAATGATTATTTAGGTGTAAGTAAATTAGAAGGTCAAGTCAATGCTAATAATTTAAAAGATGTTACAAGGCCAGAAAATTTAAGTGATGAACTAAGGTTGGATTTAGGAATGTATTTTGATAATGCATACAATGCATACTCTGGAGTAATGATGGATTCAAAAGCTTATAATAACTTTTTAATTTTGGATATGGTTTCTAAAAGCGAAGAGTTTGGTAATCTTTTTGAAGATGGTCAGGTAAAAGACATGTTGATGATTGGTCTTCAAAACAGACTTAATTATTTTGAAGAGCAAGTTAGAGACTTCAATCGAACATCTATAGATATTACATCGTCGAAAGGAGCAAAACTTCCAAAACTAGGAAACCTTATGTATGGTACTGTTGGTGCTGTAGCTCTTACAAGATTTACACAGCCAATTAGTCAGTTTGCAAGTGCATTAGCTGGTACATCACCTTTGATTAGAAATGATAGAGCAAGAAATTATCTTAGACAAAGAAGCGCACAGTTTATTACATTCACAGCTGGATATAATAATGGAAATTTATCGAGCAATTTTGGCGCTATGGTTTTAGACAAACTAGGACTTAACAGCAATAATGGTAGGTTGTCAAATATATATATGAAATCAAGAACTGGATTGAGAAACGCAAAAAGGTCAGAGTTATCTTTAGATTTAACTAAAAACTACAGTCCGTCATATTATTTAACAGCTTTTAATTTAGACCCTAATGATAGCAAAGTACAAAAAGTATTTAAAAATGTTTTGAAGGCTGGAGATATGGCTTTTGATAAGTTTGTAAATCTTCTTGCTAGTTCCAATGAAACAGCATTAGATTTATTTTTAGCAAATGCTGATGCTGCAGCTGCAAACACTGCTTTTGAAGCTCACTATTTAGACTACATGCTATCTAAAGGAGAAGACATCTCTGATTTAGATGCTTGGTGGCAAAAACAAAATGCAAATCCAAACATAGACGCAATCAATCATGCAGACGCTAGAGTTTCTGAAACAATGAGACAAACTTCAAAATCAGGAGAGGCTGGAGTGTATATGAATAGAAATTCAGGAACAATGATTGACAAAAACGTAGTATTAACTAAAGTTTTATTTCCTTTTCATAGATTTATAATAAACGCAAAACAAGATGCAATTAATGCGTATAGTATTTTACTAGACCCTGATATGCCGTTAGACCAAAAAGAAATGGCTGCAGCAAGGCTTAGAGGTAAAGCTGCTGAAATTATTACTTATGGTGGTATAAAAAATTTAGGTAATGTTGCGTATGCCACAGGACTGGTTGGCGTTTATGGTCTTTTGATGGGTATTGATGATGATGATATTGAAGAGTGGGGTGGGGTAACAAGGTTTTTAGGAGAAAATAGATATGGCTTAGGACTACCTATAATAGAAGCAGCAGAAAACTTTGACCCTACTAATTTTCCAGAAGGAATACCAGGAGCTGAATCATTAGAGGCGTATAATCAACTTATAGGTTTTCAAAACATGTATACAGCGCAGGATGCCTTTGGAAATGCTATAAGTAAATACGAGCTTGAATATGAAAATAAGTTTAGCGCAAAAAAACTTTATAGTGTTATTGAGTCAACTGCTAAAGATTTAATATCAACACTACAACCTGCACCTATTCCTGATATTTTTGAAGATTTAATAATTAGAGAGCTTAATGAAGGTCTTGGAACTGATATAAGTGAGTTTATTTCTGCAGACCTGAAAAAAAGCGGAACCACTGACGGTGTTATTAATATGATTTCAAAAAACGCAGGGTATTACGGTATTGCAATTGAGTCTATTGATGGTATAAGAAGAGCAGGTCAATTAAAGGATGGGTACTTAACAAAATCAGGTGGAGCTTTTCCTGATAAGATTGGTTATGTTACAGCTCATAATGAGCCAATGAGAGAAGATTTACAAAAAGCAACACAACTTCTTTATAAGCTTAGAATTTTGGCGGTGATTGCTCCAGGACCCAGAGCTGACATAGACAGATATGCAGATATACTTGAAAGAAATATTGATAAATACTTTTTGAGTAGTAAACCAGATTTAGAATACATCAGGCTAACTGGAAACGACCCTAGACCAAAAAAATAATTAATAATATTTTTCTTTTATTATTTTAATGACTTCTAAGCAATCTTTTTGATTTCTTGGTACAAATAGGTCTGTTCTCCAATCATTTAGCTTTATATAGCGTTTAAATAGCTTCCAGACCAAAGGAAACCTTTCGTTTGGATTTCCTTTACATTCTATTATGTAACGAGGAGGGTTTTGTGTATCGACAAAATCAGGCGTATATGTTATGGGTAAAATCTTTTTATGTCCTCTGTCGTGTAAGAATTTTTTAGTTGGGGTTTTTTCATAGCTACTAAAATCAGCCATAAATCCGTCAATGAT